GTCTCTACACCTTCTCAAAATGTATTTTGAGCTTGGCTCGGTATTACCATTTTAAAGGCTTCACCGAATTCATCCAGTTTTTCAATGAATATTTCTATCCAAAGCGGCTCGTTACTACCGATGACCTACTGCGTGCAAGGCAGTCGCTCTAGCCAACTGAGCTAACCCCCCATACTGAATTATCGGCCAGTATTATCGCCGTACTTTGTATCATTATACCCATACTCATTTCCACCAGTAGTTGGGGTGTAAGTATTTCCACCAGTAGATGGGGTAGATGTAGAAGCGCTTGAGCTTCCTTTAGATACTTTGTAAATTCCAAAAATTGCTAATGCAATAATGATAATTCCAATAATTGTTCCCATGATCTTAAATTTTTTAAGTATATAGTTTTATATATTTAATTTTTCTTTTGTTTCACCTTTTTTATTTTTATTACAGGTTCTCTTACGATCGATGCCTGAAATCTGGTACCCTTTGTTTCTTCGGTACACTTTGGACAATAAAACATTTGATAGCTTCCGTGTTTTGGATCATCACCCCAACAGTACTTACTAATTATGTACATATCATTGTATGGAACGTTTTCAAAACAATGAGAACATAGAGGTGTTTCCTTTTTCTTAACCATTTTTAAGTTGTTGTTTGAGCCAATTGATTGGCAATTGAACTGATTCGGTATCTCGACGACCCTTGATCTCGTTTCGCTCTGGATGCCATTGCACTGCTAGGATCTTATCTCCTACAAATGCTTCAACAAGTCCATCGATTGAATAATGCGTTGGTGTGAAACATTCCGCAATAATTGAACAATGCTGATGGTGTCTAGAATTACAAATGAATAGATCTCCATTCATCGATCGTATCCAGTGAAATTGACTGTTTAATTGTGTATGCTCTCCATCGGAGATGGTTTCAATTGTATGGTCTTCAACCAAGGATTCGGTAATGTCTTCGACCTTTCCACCAAAATAGTGATTCAATATCTGCATTCCTCGACATACTCCTAGAATTGGTACACCCTTCTCCACTGCCTTCCTAATAAATTCAAACTCTGTAGCGTCTCTGATCGGTTGAACTCCAATATCTGCGCCTCCAGCCAGGATTAGTGCATCTTCAATTTCATCACCTTCGGCTAAAATTTTAACATTGAATTCGTGCAACCATTCTTTATACGCACCCATCTCGAGTGGATTTTTGGTTGGAGCCAAACAAATGTTAAAAAGTTCTTTGTGCTTCATATATTGCTTTGATGACTGGAAATCTTAATGAATTCTCTCCGTTTTGATTGGTTGTCTCTTCGAAGTATTGCACGCAAATGGTTTTTCCAATTAATTCATTAGGATATTTATAAAAATATCTACGTTGTTCCTGACTGAAACCGCTTCCAACTTGAACCAGGTTACCTTTATGTTCGATGAAAACGTTTCTTAACATCATCTCTTCAACCTCTTTACCTTCAACAATAACCCTTTGTACATCGAATTTTATTGAAAGTACTTCATATTCCGCATCGTGCATTTTTTTGATCTTTAAAATATCATCGCTACGTTTACCTTGATACGTTGAATTCTTTCTGATCATTAGACCTTCCCATTTGTTCTTTGCAGCTAGTTCAATATAACTCTGTAGGTCTTCATCGTTTGTAACCAACGTTTGATCTAATATTGTAATGCAACTAAATGCAGGACCTAATATCGGTGCAAAAAAGTTAATCAATGTTTCATTTCTTTCTGCAAAAGTTCGTATTGAAGTCTTATTTTCAAATTCTTCGTAAGTCAACATATCAAAGATCATAAATTTTGGTCTTCTAATCGTATGATTTTTGCGTTTGATCTCCTTAATGATACCTTGAAAATCTTCATTTCCATTTTCATCCATCATACAGATCTCTCCATCAAAAATTACATCGATTTTTAATTGACTTAATTCTTCTTTAAGAACTCCTAAGGTTTCAAATTCATTTCCAGCTCTGGAGTAGAAATTAACGTCTCCATTCGCCTTTACGATTGCGATGCATCTAACACCATCCAATTTACGAGAGACAAACCATCCATCGGTAAATTTAACCTTCTTCTTTGATTTTTCATCGTAGCTATTTGCCAATGCAACATCAAATTCTGGAATGGAGTTAGGGATCACCTTGTTGATCATGGAGATTGTTGATCTGGTTTTGAGGTTCCTATCAATGATGTTGTAAATCAATTCAGAATATTGTTCATTTGATTGAACGAATGCATTTACCGCACTGATGGCTTCATGACCTGTAATTGTTCGATTGTCTAAGGCATCCAATAGATCGAAAATAGTTTCGTACTTGTTGGTACTTGCAACCAAATCACTTCGCTTAATACAGTTTTCAGAAGTAACGTTATACTTCTTAAAGCTATTGTAAGTGTAATTTAAGGCCTTAATCACTTCAGTGTCTGTACTCCATTTTTTTATTACGGCCAACTTATCAGTATTAGAGTTTGTTGAGTTTGATTCGTTTACGAATTGTTGTAATCTTTGTAGCATATTGTTGTTATTAATTATATGTAAATATAAACAATATTTTCGACACGGTAAAACTTTTATTCAACTATTTTAAAAAATAATAGGTCGCTGAAAACCCGAAGAAGGTTACATTAGAGGAAGTCTTTAATCCACTGTAATAGAATTGGCCAAAATTGGCATTAAGGTGAATCTTTTTATTTAGAGAATATTCAATACCTGCCGTCATTTCAGTTAAAAAACTGGATTGCGCATTAAACACATATCCAACTCCGACGGTTATCGTATTGGTGAATTTATCCTGTTGAAAGATATTAAGATTGGGTCTAAACTCAACGTACGTCGAAGTGTCCCTTCCTTTAAAAAGACTAGAGAGCGTGGTCTTACCGACATCTACGCCAGCAGAAAACACTCCCCATTGCCTACCGAATTCTATAGACAAATTCGATCGATCCGACATCGAACCTGCATCATTTGTAAATGAATGATAGATTTCAATATAATTGACACCTTTACCTGTTTTTGTGCTATCAGTTTGCGCAATTGCACTAAAGCTGCACAGCATAACTATGAATCCTATAAGTAGGCTCTTTATCTTGCCTCTGGTTCTTTCCATTCTTTTTTATATTTTAATTCCCAATGCTTTCTATATTCTCTAACATTAATTAATCTAATGGTGTACTTCCATTCAAAATCCACATCATCTTCCTGTATGTTCAACGTCAACAACATCGAGGACGGTGGTACATGACTTTGTTTAGCCCAATCAAATAGGGTTTTAACGTTGGTCTTAGATCTAACTGCCTGCCTTGCTAAATGCTTTAAAAGATTTATGTCTCCAAAGTATCGGATAGTGACTTAGTATTCCACCGGCACCGTCTATCGCGTAACCTATGTTGAATGTTATTGTTATCATTTTTCTGCATTATTGTTTCTGCGTGTTTTGATCTCCTCTAAATCAATGGAATAATCGAACCAATCCAGGATCTCACCGACCTTCTGACTCAATGGAATACCTTTAAAGAATTCACTGTGATCGCCGTCACATTCGATATGATTTAACCTATTGATTCTCTTCGCGTCTTTGCATCTTTCTTTGTCTCCAAAGAATTGTGCAATTCGTAAGTCATCAAGTGCAATCCAATTTCTCATCTCTAATTCGTTCTCAACAACCCATTTCATAATTTGATCCGCTCGATCCCACTCTAATGGAGAGCTCATCTTAACCTTATAATCATCGGTCGCACCAACAATGACGTTAGGAATTCCATAGTGTTCGAAGATTTGACCCATTTCTTCGATGGTATAGTGCAGCTTCCAATCCGAAGAGATCACCACATTTGCACCAGTTTTATTGATAACCTCCGTAAGTGCATCACAATCACGTTGGACCCAAGCGTAAGGTATCTTAAGACGATTATTGATCTTAACCTTACCATCGGGCCAAGTTCCATAGGACAGTGGACCATCTACGTCTACAAATATGATTTTATCATTTTTCATTTTAATCTACATTATTGAATTTCCATCATTTTCAAATGTTATTTCTAATTTTATGCATGGACATTCAATTGTTCGAACATCTGTGCTTCTCCATCCATCAACCCTAACATTTTTACATGGCGTTTCTTCGATGAATTTTTGTGCATCTTCTAAGGTCTTAAATTGGGTAGGAACTTGATAGCAATCACCCCATCCGAGTTCAGTATGCGTTATTGTGCTCCAATATGGAATCAATCCTAAGAATCTTGTAGCTTTTTTAATGATGTAGTATATTGAATCCTCGTTGATTTCACCGAATTCATTAAAATACTCTCTTCTAACAATTTTGTACTTATTATTCATATTATTGTTTTACAATTTTTCTAAATTCAACTTCATTTGCTGCCTTAATAGCCTGACCGAGTGTTTTGATTGCAGATCTTTGAGTGACTGCTCTTCCAGTTTTAGTAGTTATATGAGTAACTCCCATCGCATCCAAATCATTTATGGCAGGATCGATGTCTGATCGATTTCCCCAGAAGATGTAGTACTCTGGTTTTGGTTCATGTTTGGTCCATCTTTTATCAGCGTAGGTAAAACTTGGTCCATAATGTCCTCTATAATAAGGATCACCTGGAACCTTAGTGCAGGTTGCCAAGATCAAGACTTTACCAGTTTGCTTATAATCGATCATGTGATCTACTTCTAATAAGACTTTAAGAGTTCCGATCTTTGAGTGCGTCATTGTATTCATATGATAATGATTTAAACTTATATTAATATTTCTAAGTAAGTTTCAGATACAAATATAAACAAAAATGCCCAGATTAAAAAATCTTGACACAATTATTTTTAAAAAAGTTTTATTTAATCCCACCAACCTTGAAGACCGCTACCATCATACCAATTATTCCATAATTGATCGTCTCTTTCCTCTTTTAATTTGTCGTCTTCTAACAGGGCTGCGTATTCTTCATGATTCTGTCCCTGTAAAATACTCCAAATCTCTTTCCATTCCGTGCTTTCAATTTCCATTGCAGCATCATATACTTTTTTATTGTGCTCTTTCTCCTCCTCAGTATCGTTATCTATAAGTCTATATGATCCAGTACCTTCTACCTCTTCGAATTCCCAATCTCTTAGTTTTATTTCGCCATGAATTTTTTCAGCTCGTTCAATGTAATTATCATCCAACTTGTTTTGCAACAGGTAAATCAATCTTTGCATCTTCTCAATCTTCTTACCTCTGGATTCATAAACTTCATGTCCATCATGCATACCTTTTTCCATGATCTTTATTGACGTCTGTAAGGTTTCTAATGTATAATGGTAATCCCACCACTGATGGTTCCATAACACCTTTCTGAACCTCCAGATGTTTGCAAAGAAATGAGGTATGTCGTATCTAAATAGAGAATAAAATTTATAGATCTTACTCTCGTGCCAAGCCAATTTCTTTAGGCTTTTTGCAAATGAATCTGCGAATTGTACTTCCATCTTTATTTGTTTAATATGTTATAGTAAATGTATTCTCTCAATGTCATCTTTAATACGCGGGCTGCATTGATGCGTTGCAGGTCTTCTTTCCACTTCTTCAGCTCAACTGTAGCAAAGGTACCAACAAAGGATCCTATCAATGCTGCAACTAAAAGTGTGTGATCGTGTACATAGTTTACGGTAGTGTATGCTCCGAAGATGAGAATTGAACTTCCCCAGACACCAGCGGCTACCGATCGACGTTCATCAACCTTAATAAAATACATCGCCCATGCAACATCAGCAAGGATCATTGAACACAGGACTGCAATAAATTTAAGCCAATATGGCATGATATTTGATTTAGACATATTATACCTCTATATCTTAAAAGGTTTCATTAAGAGATTATGATGCCATTTGCATCTATTGATTGTGAAAGATCCCAATTGTTGTTTGAGATTTGAGCCTCCATGCATTCCATACGATAAACCGTACCATGTAGGATTGGATTCGGCGCGGTTGCCAACCAATGTTTTCTAGATTCAACGTATTCTTTAATCCAATTCTGCTCATTTCCACCATTTGATGGTATTGTTTCACTGAATTCATCTCTTAAAAATTTAAGAATTGAACCCGAATGAACATAGCTATCATAGATTACCAATAGAGATAGTGGTTGAGTAAAACCATTTGTATCTGCCCATTTTGCAGCTGGAACAAAATAATCTGATTCAAAGAAGGCATCCTGCGTAGAGTGCATGATTGGATCCTTACCCGCTTCCTTTAACAATTGAATGAAGGTTGAATCGTCTGCAAGTGGATCATTGATGTGTCCAATTCGTGAAAGATATGGTGATAATTGTGAAGCATATTGACCATTTGCGGTAACGTACATCTGTATTAAATGTTGTAGGTTTCCAAACTCAGTGGTTTGAGAACGACCGTATGTCACCTGCTTGATTTGATGTGGTCCATCATGAAAGATCGAAACGTTACCATAGTTTCCTTCGATTTTTCCAGTTTCAAAAACATTAACAGTGTCAATTATTTTTGTCTTTTGATTTGCTGAGTAATTCATCTTTATGAAATATCGTTTGATGTAATAAGTGTGTATGTGAAGCTGTTTCCATTGATGGATGCTGCTTGTTTTATAATCTCCATGAATTCATTGAAGTCTTCCTGTCTCTTGAAAACTTGACATCCCTCTGACCAGTTTTCAACCAGGATCGAATCCTCTCCAGCATGATGAATATTAATACCAAAGATTCCAACTTCGGTTTTATTTTCATCGTAAATCATGTTCTTATTGTTGTCTCTATACACTTTAAGAGGACTTAACTGAGTTAGAGCTTGATATTGTCCTTTATGAAGACCGATTTGATGCGAACCTCTATACTGTCCTTCTACCAATCTAGCAACTCCCAGTGGATTTGTAAATTCCAGCATTGCTCTTTTTCCAGGATCAGTGGTATTTTCCCACTGTTTAAATATCCATTCTCCATTTGCTTTGTATGATACTGTGATGGTATCATCGAATACATTTGTTACGACTTTACCAGGAGCTAGGTTTCTAACTCCAATAATGTTAACATCATAATCATTCGCACCATCAAACCAAACATATCCCTTTGATTTGACTGCATTTTCAATTTGTTCTATTGTGTAGTTCATTACTTATATATCTAAAAATACATCTTTTAGCTGTATTCATGGCTGCACCGGAAGGATTCGAACCATTCATGCTGCGATTCGGAAAGTAGCACAATGCTTGCAAGCTGGTGGTCAACCCCATACTACTTTTCTATTTCGTTCTCAGCGCCCTCGAGACGAGAGGGTGTGTCTGCCGTGCGTACGCTTTTCACCACGGTGCAATTTATTTTTTTTCAATGAACCAATTAAATTAGTTCGATTTAATAGATATGGTATATCGATTCTAGGCATTTTTATTGTAAATCTCTCTTATTTTTTCACCAAGTTGTTGATCGTTTGGTGTATCGTATATTAATTGAAATGGTATTGTAACTCCATTTAAATTCATCGTTGGTTTAATATTTCTTGGCTCTTGAAAGTCTTCATATAAATTTGGAGTAGTTTTATTAAAACAATCCTTACAAACCTGTCCAACTCCGTCAACATATCCATATCGATAATCGACATGAGTTTCAAATTCATATTGAGTATCTACTCCGCATAGTACACATGTATCTTTTGCCATATTGATTAATTTAAATAACGATTGCTCGTATTTGGTTTGTGGTTATAGTTTCTTTTAAGATGTAAATTTCCTTACCAGCATTTTGATTAAGAAATTGTTCTAAGTTCATGTTACAAGTTTCAGCGATATACGTTTTGTCGTCTATGACTAGCGTTGGTTTGTCAATTAATTTGTAAGACTGATTTGCCATATCGATTGGTTTTTTATATTTAGTGCGATCATATTTAAGATCATCACATGCTACACATGTATATCTTTCTGGATCTTCTCTATCCCATGTATGTCTATCGCATGCCATATATTTTATATAGTTTGTTTTTTATTTGTTTCATCGATCATGATCTTCTCCAAGAACGTGATCCTGTTTTGGAGCCAACGTTTGGCCAACAAATTGAATTCTTTGACCCATTGTTATATTTGTAGTGTAGTGCGGATGCGTTAATCCTCCAGGAAAGATTGCCATCTGTCCCTTCTTTAATTTAATCTTAAAATCTTGTCTAGGAAAGATAAGTTCTCCTCCTTCAAAATCGGTATCTTCAACAAGACCGCAACTAAATGTAAAGTTAGAAAAATCACAATGCAAAATCTTCTTTAACTCTGTAGTGTTATCACTAATATAATTTAAAACAAATAGATCCCTCCATTCAGTTTTAATAAACTTTTGAATCTTATCAAGGTCCTCTTTTTCATACAGATATAATGTACTGCTGCCATCGTCTTTAAGATATAACCAAGTCTTCATAAAAACCGGTTCAATATTAGAGTACCAATGATCTATAAATGCATTGTATAAATCTTTATAATCGTATATTGCAACACATTCTTCTGGGCCCAGAAGAATCCATTCTTCTGGGATTTGTTTAACCAGGTTAACCATTTTATCGCAAAGATCTAATGGTATCGCATCATCAATAACAATGATGTCATTTTGAAAATGTATGTTCATATTTATAATTTAATACTTGATTGCAAACCAGATTCTGGAACGATTACAATATTGTTGAAAGATTTTGCATCGATACCTTGATTTCGCATCATAATCATTTCCCAATCTAACGCTCTGGTAAAACCTTTCGTTTCTACTTTATTTAATAATATCTGTGCAGCTTTAGGAGTAATGATGTATGCGCATCCAGAATGAAAAGGATAGGCGCTTTGAACCTTATAGGGTTCATTGACTAATTGTCCATCCAAATAAAAAATATCGAATTTAATAGAGTCAAAATCAAAAGTCTTATAGAGTTGTTCTGCCTCTTCGTTGTAAAAGATTACATCGTCTTCTAGAATTAAAATCCTTTCATCCAATTCAATGCATTTTTTCCATAGATGCATGTGACTCTTGGCGCATGCCATAACCGCATAGGTATCGTAAAGCCTAGAGTATTTGTAGATGTCACTGTACTCAAATAGATCGATAACGTCATCAATTTGATTTCTATTGAATGCTTGAAACTCTTCAAACTCAATAATTCCATCCATTTTATGACGAAAGCTTTCAATTCGATGTCCTAATGTAATTACGAATGCTTTCATTAGTTATATATTTGGTACCCTGGGCGGGACTCGAACCCGCATTGCTTTCGCGCTAGATCCTAAGTCTAGTGTGTCTGCCAATTCCACCACCAGGGCATATTAATAAGAATAGGTAAAACCAATGCTCCAATTTGAATTTAAGTTCTGAGTTCCTTGAAACGCGTAAGATTCAAATGATTTTGCAACTACAAGACTAAAATCCAACTTTGGTGTTATAGAATTACCAAGCTTAAAAGCATAATTGTAATTAACATTCTTCAGATCTTCGATCATCGGTTGATATAGACCTTCTACTGAATATTTTATGCTTCTGTACTTACCAAGCAATTGTAACCTCGGACTCTGTCTAAATCCAAATACTCTAGAGTTATCTGCGTATTTCGTATCTACATAAATTATTGCGTATGCGATGGTTCCATTTAAATATCTGGTCTTTAGCCAATATAGACCTCCACCTGCCGCAAATTCAGATCTGAAATTTATCTTTCTAGAATACACACTAGAAAACTGTTCATAATTAAATATAGACCAATTTTCATGTATTATTCTTGGTTGT